TTAATGTAAAACAGGGAAGTTTACCTAAGCGACTACTAGCAAGAGAGTTAAAAGAAAATGCTAGTTTAAAAGAGTTAATAAAGAAACTACAAGAATTAGTAGACACATTACTACATAAGAATGAGTCACAAGCTGCCCATTTAAAAGATGTTCACAAATGGTATGCTGACAACTTGAAAGAGTTAGACGAAAGAACGCAAGAAAAGAAACTGTACCTTGAGGAAATAAACAGACTTCAAAACAAAGTATGCGATCTACAAGACAAGGTTATTAAACTACAGAGGGAAAGACAAACAAATGAAACAAACAATTAAGATTAAGTTTAAAAATAAAGACGGTAACTTAGTAGAAAACAACGGCCACGTTGCCCACGGTTTTATTGATAAAGGAACGTTGGTTATTTTCAAATGCCCTACAACTGGGAAGTATTTACCAAGAGAGCAGCGTTTCAGGGAGTATCTCAAGTATATGCTGCAACGTGATAAACAAGAGGAATTTACAATAGATGGGGAAAGGATATGAAAAACTTATCTAAAACATTTTTTCAAATAGGCGAGAGTTACAACGATTGTCAGGAATGTGGTGAAGTTACTTACAACAGTATTGAATATAAAACAGATACAACCGTTGAATGTGTTAGCTATGTTTATGATAGAGAGTGTAAAGAATGTGGCGAGGTTGCTTATGCTGAAACTGGGTTCTTTCATAATGACGAGTTGTATTGTCAAGATTGTTGCCCTGAAGATTATGGGGAGTAGGGTTATGAAAATACTAAACGTAATTCTTTTAGCAGCTATAATATTTCTACTAGGTTTAGATGAATGGTTAGAATATTATATTGAATTAGCAATCTATAAATACAAGGTATGGAGTCTTTATTATGGATAAGAAAAATATGACTAAACAATTAGAACATACGGTGCTGCAGCATATACCGTTACGTAATTCTGTTAGTGAGTTACAAAAAAGACTGGCAGAACTATATGACTTAGCACTAAAATATAACTTTAAAGATACAGCTACAGCTATTAGCATGGCTGAGGATACGTTAAGAAAGGAACGTGAATCAAATGATTAGACATAAAATAAAAATGCCACGAAAGTATGGAAGGCCCATAGGAAAGAAGTGGGATAAGGCTAGGTTATATCTCATGCGTTATTGCCCTGACTCTTTAGGTGGCGATCATAGAAACATATGGGCAATCATAGGACATAAGTGGGTGTACTGTTCTACTAAGCAGCTATGCAAATCAGGGGGGAACTCTAAGGCCACCCTATCACGACAGGCATGGGACAAACTCATAGCGTCAAAAGGTAATAAAGACATTAAGGTTTTACATTGAAAGGAACGCAGCAATGAATGAAAGACGTAGACCACCGACTCCACCACCACGACTACCGACAAAAATCGTGCAGGATAAACGAGAGAAGGAAACAAACCGTAGACATTTTAAACGTGAACTTGATATAAAGAGATGGAGAAAAATGTTAGAACAAAAGGAAAAGAAATGAAAGACTATACAGTGGGTATTTGGGATTTGACGTTTTGCCTATTTGATAAGGACGGCAACCCTTTAAAAGATAAAGATGGAAATGTTAAACTGTATGAAAAACCATACGCAGATTTTAGTGACATGGCAGTAGGCATAGACTTTGAAGATTTAACAGAAAGAGAAGGTAAGAGTAATGACAGCTAGAGAGTTTATTAATAAGATATTGTGGGAAGTTAGTGACCTTGACAAACCTATCGTATTTACCTATCAAGAAACAAACGCAATAGGTGAGGAAGTTAAGTTTATAAACTACCATGATTTAACCAAATCTGAGTCGAGTACAAACATAGAGTTTATACGATATAATTCAGGCTGCACACCGACAGACATAGAGGAAGTGAGGACAAAACAATGAAGTACGCAGTAGTGTTTGAACCTTTTGAAGTAGAGGGTTTAGAATATGTTAAACAAGGGTGTGGTGCTATGTGGACAGAGGATAGTCCAATTAAAGTATTCGACACTAAAGAACAAGCAGAACAAGAAGCTGCTAAATGGAACACTGGAAAGGTGGTAGAATATGAGTGATGATAGTGTAAAAGAACAAGCGTTGAAACAGGCGCAAGAGGCTTACATAATATTCCATAAGTTTCTAAAATATTTTGGATATACTATGTTGTTTTTAATATTCTTGCTGTACCTAAACGACTTCTTTAATGACCCTACAGCGAGTAGGCATTTACCTGAAGAGATAGCCGATCAATATGATCCAAAGGGTCTTAACAAAAAGAAGGGAATATAAATGAAACCATATCATAACAAAGGCTTTGGCATGGCATTTTTTGTAGTCTTCTTGCTGCTTATACCTTTACCTATACTTACTTTGTGGGCAGCCGATGGACAAGACTGGGTGGATAGGTTTACAACGAAATACTTTTCGCCTTGGCAGTCTGAGTGTTGGGAAAATGCAAAGCATGAACGAGTCTGCAAATCAGATAACAACTGTAAATTTTGGAGAAACTTTTGCCATGAAGAATAATAATGATGATGAAGGAGTGGCCTTGCTGCTTACCATACTTATGCTTATAACAATCACGTTAGGACTAAACGCATTAGTCTGGAGTATATTTTAATGAGTAAAAAGATGGTGCTGCTTATTGCCTTTGAACACGAAGGTGATTCACAAGAGATAGGGGAAACGTGTTTATTTGACGTAGACCATGAGGACATTTTAGACGGTACGGTTACGTGTATTGGTTACTTAGACCACCACACAATGCCAGAGTTAGTGTACGAAAGTGTTACACGACACTAAGGGGGAACTAATGGCTAAGAAACTTTTGCGAAATTATTGTCATGGTCAATACAGGTTCTTAATGAGAGAGGAACGTTGCGAAGATGAGTTCAACACAACGCTACAACCTGATCTTCTTGACCTGAAGTTTGATGACGCACAAGAGGAAGACTTTGAACTATTACAAAACATAAGGAAAAATTATGCTGCTAGAAACGGCTCTAATGTGTATGACACATAACATCTATCACGAAGCGAAGAATCAATCTATGTTAGGACAAATAGCCGTTGCTCAAGTGGTTATGAACAGAGTGGCTAGTCCCTTATTTCCTGACACAATATGCGAAGTTGTAAAGCAAGGACAACGCTACAAAAATGGTAAAATGGTATTGCACCGTTGCCAGTTTTCATGGTACTGTGATGGTAAGAAGGACGACATAAATAGGAACACAAAAGAATGGCAATCAGCGTTAGGCTACGCAACAATAGTAATGAGTGGTAAGATTACACTAGACGTAACTCAAGGCAGCCTATGGTATCATGCGTATTATGTTAAACCGTCTTGGGCAAAACAAAAAGAAAAGGTAACACGAATTGACAGTCATATATTTTATAGGAGAAAAAAATGACAGACTTAGTTTTAGGTTTATTTGCATTAGCGTTTGTGGAAACAAACAATGAGTTTATTATAAAGGCAGCAGAGAACAAGGCAGACGGTTACGTTTGGAAGTTCGAACCAAGCGTTATACATAAGGATAGCCTTGCTATTGCCTTTGAGGGTAACGATCAACGAGTTGTGTTTTTTAAACAAAAGAAAGAGGTAGAGGTTAAATTACCTTTACCTAAACCAAAAGGTATGAAATAATGGGATACACGTTCTTTTTTATAATATACACTGGAATCTTCATTGGCCTTTACATTTGGCTAATGCGAGGTGGATTAGATAAGGAGTAAAAATGTTTGATGCTATGGAAAATAAAGACATAAGAACGCTAGATGATTTAACGAACTATTATTATTATAGTCCACAATTCTCTAGCCTACGTCACCGAACACAAAAGGATTACGAGTACGCTATTAACAGAGTGATGGCTACAAAAGTAACAGCAGCTAAAACATTTGGTGATATGAAACTACATCACGTAAAAACAGCACACTGTAAACTTGCCTATCAAACATGGCTTAACAGTGGTGTAAGAATGGCTAACGTTATGACAATGGTTACATCTTTATTATTTAATCTTGCAGAAGAACTGGAGTTAGTGTCCAGGAATCCAATGCGAGGTATAAAGAAGATGAAAGAAAAACCACGAAAAGTTATGTGGACAAGGCAGCAAGTAAAACTGTTTTTAGATACAGCTTATTCGGAGTACAAGTGGAGAAGCGTTGGACTTATAGTGCATATGGCCTACGAGTTTGCTCAAAGGATAGGGGATATGCGAAATCTTAAATGGGATAACATAAACTTTGAGGAACGTAGGTTAGACCTAGAGCAATCAAAGAAAAGAGCAGAAGTGCATTTGCCTATTGAGGAGAACCTATTTAAGATGCTGCAACAACAGTACAAAGACTTTAGTTTTCAGCCTTATGTTGCGCCACACCCCATACCTAGAGGTAATGCCTACAACGTCTATTCTAATACAGAGATTAGCAGACAGGTAAACTACGTAAAGAACGCTGCGAACTTACCAAGAGAACTAACAGCTATGGATATGCGAAGAACAGCCATAACTGAAATGGTAGAGGCAGGAGTCGATACCACACAAATAATGTCTGTGTCAGGACACAACAGTCCTAACTCAATGCGACCTTATATTAAACATACCTACACATCAGCGACAAATGCCCTAACTAAAAGAGGGGAGAGTCGTAAGAATGAACAAGGTTGATAACGAGTTTATAAAAACACTGGACGTAAAAGAAGGACAAACGGTTACGTTAGATTGTCCAGTATGCAAGGGTGTTAAAAAGTTTACAGCCACCAATCAAGATGGCCTGATACTGTATAACTGTTATCGTAACTCTTGCTCTGTTAGAGGTGCAACCATGACACCCATGCTTGTATCAACAATACAGAATAAAATAAAAGGCATTGAAGACACCGTGAAGCACGAGAAGTTTGAGATGCCTGAGTACATAACTGACGGTGACAACTCTTACGTGCAGCGTTTTAGAAGTAGGTGGGATTTAAGGATAGACCTACTCTATGATGTAAAAACAAAACGAGCAGTATTTCCTATTTACAAAAATGGCAGACTTATAGATGCAATAGGCAGAGCGTTGTATGATGCTCAACCTAAATGGCTACGCTATGGTGGGTTAGCAAAGTATTATTCTCACGTTGTAAAACCGTGTCGAAAGATAGCCGTTGTTGTTGAAGATGTCATATCAGCGACAGTAATAGCAGAGAACTTTTTAGGAACGTCAGGGGTTGCGCTGTTAGGCACTAACTTAATGCCAGAGCATAAGGAGTATCTTGACACGTTTGATAAAGTTATTGTTGCTCTTGACCCTGATGCAGCTAACAAAACATTAGCTTTTACAAAAGAACTGAAGAGCTACTGTGAACCGTCTGAAGTTTTAGCGTTAAATATTGAGGACGATTTAAAATATAAAAGGCAAAGAGACTTTGCGAAACTGGGGGAGTTAATTGATGGAGCAGATCGACCTTTTTAATCTTGAAGATTATGACTTGATGAACACTGATGGTAAGACTAAAACGTGCAGCAAGTGTAAAAAGAGTTTACCTTTAACAGCGTATAGTGTTTCATCAGGAGCAAACTTTCTTAGACCTGAGTGTAAAAAATGTAACAACGAGTTAGCTAAGGTAAGAGACAAACTAAGACTTGAACACGGTATGCCTAGTGATGGGTACAACTGTCCAATATGCACTAGAGGAGAAAATGAGGTGGCAGGAAAAGGTAACTGGAGAAATGGCGCATGGGTGCTTGACCATTGCCATGATACACACACTTTTAGAGGGTGGTTGTGTCATAGCTGTAATCGTGCATTAGGTGGTTTTAACGATAGTGTGATTACATTAGAAAGAGCAATACAATATTTAAAAAATCATAAGGAGAAACTATGATTGAATTAGCATTAGTACGGAGTCTTATGCAGCGTGAATTTTATGATGACCATAAAGGCTCACGTTGTCCTGATAAATTATTTAGTAAAGATGTGAGAAAGATAAAACAAACGCTAGACGAGATTATGGTAAAGCATGAGGGTGATTTGACACTCACGGAATTACAGGCTCTGTTTATATCTAAAAATGCGACTATGACTTCAGCAACAAAAACAGCGTATGATGTTTTGTTTAGTAAGTTAGCGAAAGAGCAGCCTATGAACAACGAGATAGCTAAGGAAGTTTTATCTAAACTGTTTCAACAAATGGTGGGTGAAGAGATAGCGAACATAGGTTTTGACTACGTGAATGGTACACGCAGCAGTCTTGAACCCATACGTAACATACTGGACAACTATCAAGATGACTTCACACCTAGTTTTAGATTTAACGGTGATGACATAAGTTTTAACACACTGATAGAACATCTTAACTTAAAATTTCAATGGAAGTTTAACATACCGTCTTTAGCGAGAAGAGTTGAAGGTGTAAGTGGTGGGCATTTTATTATAGTAGGTGCGAGGCCAAACACAGGTAAAACATCTTTCCATGCCAGTATATTAGCGTCTAAGGGTGGCTTTATAGATCAAGGTGCTAAGTGTGTGGTGTTGTGTAACGAAGAGTCATACAAGAGAGTTGGTTTACGATACCTTTACTGTAAATCAAACATGACAAGTGATGAAGTATTGGAGAATAGTAAACTAGCTATTGAACGTTACCATCCAATCAAAGATTTTTTATCAATAAAGGATAGCACCGATAAAGGTATGGATTACGTTGAGCAGTTAGCCAAAAGTGTTAAACCTGATATAATAGTGCTTGATATGGGTGACAAGTTTGCAACGTCAGGCACAGAGAGGACAGACATCTATTTAAAAGAGGCAGCTATACACGCAAGAAATATAGCTAAGAAATACAACTGTGTAATATTTTGGATGTCTCAGCTATCAGCCGAAGCCGAAGGAAAGATAAATGTAAATCAATCTATGCTAGAGGGCAGTAAGACAGGCAAAGCAGCAGAGGCCGACTTAATGCTTTTACTAAGTAAGAACCCTGACATTGAAGGGCAAGACATTAACGACCCACAGCGACATATAAAATTAGCGAAGAATAAATTAACAGGATGGCATGGTACGGTTCACGTTGAATTAGATGTGCAGAAAGGTATATACTCAGCATGAAGTGTTGGCATTGTAACAATGAATTAATTTGGGGTGGCGACCATGACGTAGAGGATAGTGAAGACTACAGTATTGTAACTAATTTAACTTGTCCTAAGTGTAATAGTTATGTAGAGGTTTACTACCCAAAGGAGAAAGAAAAGAATGAAGATAATACTTGATGTAGAAAACACGACTACAAAAAGAAATGGTAAATTACACTTAGACCCTTTTGAACCTGACAATTCTTTGACACTTGTTGGTGTTCAAAATTGTATGGCTGAAGATAACACCATATTTGTTTTTGACCACAAAGAAAAAACAATAACAGATGATAACTCAGACAAAAAATTACAGGCTGTTCTTGATGAAACAACTTTACTAATAGGTCACAACTTGCAGCATGATTTACAGTGGTTGTGGTCATGTGGCTTTACATATGATGGTCAAATATTTGACACAATGCTAGGTGACTACATTCTTCAGAGAGGACTAAAGGGTTCAGTGAGTTTAGAGAATTGTGCAGAGAGATACGACTTACCTATGAAAAAGTCTGATACTTTGAAGGATTACTTTAGACGAGGGTTTCAAACAGACGAGATACCCTTGACTGACTTGTCAGAGTATTTAAGTGTTGATTTAAAAGTTACTAAGAATTTGTATTGGAGATTATTGGACGAGTATGACAAACCTGAGTCACAGTCTTTGGTGAGTGTAAGAGATTTAACAAACGAAGTGTGTAAGTGCTTAACAAAGATGTACATGAATGGATTTAAGATAGACAAGGACGCTCTTGCTGAGGTGCGAGAGAACTTTGAAATTGAACTAACGGATATAGAAGGAAGGCTGCAGAAACAAGTCAAGGAGTTGATGGGGGACACACCTATAAATCTTAACTCACCTGAACAAGTTAGTCAGGTTATATACTCTAGGATATTGTTTGATAAAAAGAAGTGGGCAATAGCTTTTGATAATGTTGATGGTGCTGATGACTTTAAAAAGATTGTCAGAGAAAATAGTGGAATGATGGTTAAGACGAAGGCCAGTATATGTCAGAAGTGTCATGGTAATGGTAAGGTGTACAAGATAAAGAAAGATGGTCAGAGATTTGCCAAGCCTACTAGATGTCCTGAGTGTGATACTAGAGGGTACAAACTAACAAAGCTACGAGAGATGGCAGGACTTGGGTTCTTTCCAAAGTCAAAGGATTGGGTTAGTGCCAATGGCTTTTCAACAAGCAAGGGCAACCTGGAATCGTTAATCAATATTGCTAAAACAAAAGGTATGACAACAGCCGAAACATTTTTGTCAGACCTAAAAAGACAAAGTGCTGTGTCTAGTTATCTATCGTCCTTTGTAGAGGGCATAGAAAACTTTACAAAAGATGATGGGTTTCTACACGTTGGTTTAACGCAGCACGTTACATCAACAGGTAGGTTTAGTGGACGTAACCCTAATATGCAGAATATGCCTAGAGGTGGGACATTCCCTGTGAAGAGGGTGTTTATATCTCGTTGGGAAGGTGGTAAAATATTAGAGGCAGACTTTGCACAGCTAGAGTTTAGAGTTGCAGCTTTACTATCTCAAGACAGGACAGCTATGCAAGAAGTGTCTACAGGTTTTGACGTTCACTCATACACGGCTAAAATCATCACTGAGGCAGGGCAATCTACTTCTAGGCAAGAAGCCAAGGCCCACACCTTTGCACCACTATACGGTGCTACTGGGTTTGGTAGGACAAAAGCTGAGGCTACATATTACAAACACTTTATGGATAAATACAAGGGCATAGCAGCTTGGCATAAAAAGCTAGGAGATGAAGCGTTAAACTTAGGTAGAGTTAAAGTTCCGTCAGGTAGGCAGTACGCTTTCCCTGATGTAGAGAGAAGAGCAAGTGGCTCACCTACACATTTTACTATGATAAAAAATTATCCTGTTCAGGGGTTTGCAACAGGTGATATAGTTCCTTTAATACTGTTAGAGATTGACAAGTTGTTAAGGAAAGATGAATTAAAGAGTGTACTGGTAAATAGTGTACACGACTCTGTGGTGTTGGATGTTCACCCATCAGAAGTTGAGACTGTGTTGAACATCATCAAATACGTCAATAAAAATTTAAAGAGTATTATAGAAACAACCTATAATATGGATATGAATGTTCCTTTACTACTTGAGGCAAAAATGGGACATAATTGGCTTGACGTAAAAGACGTTGACTGATATAATTTAAAACTTATTAAACAGGAGTAATATAAAAGTGGATAATACTTTAGCAGTTATAGGAAAGTCTAGTTCTGATTTGGCAGAGTTGATGGGTATGTCTAACGTACCTGCACGAAGTACGTCAGCACTAGCAGAGGTTAAACAGGTTCATCAAAATGTGATGGGAACTAAGGAAGTAGAGGGTGAGACAATGGAAGTCGCTGTGGTAAAAGCAGGGTCTTACTCAGTTGTGTTTCCAGATGATACTGTTTATTACAGCGACAAAATAACAATTCGTCCTTTTATGCAGAGGTTTCAATTCCAACGGTATGATAAAAACTACCAGAGGTCTGATGGGGGAGAAGGACGAATGTTACGAACTGTGATGGCGACATCTTTAACAGGTGACTTGAAGGACAACTATGGGGGGTTTAACTGTGGTAGACCTTCAGGTTATGTTAAAGATTTTAGTTCGCTGCCACAAGAGACACAAGACCTTATGAGGGCAACAGACAGGTATAAGATTGTCTTTGGTCTGTGTACACTCGACAATCCAAAAGATGCGAATGGAAAAGTCGTAGAGGTAAAAGAGTTTCCTTTCTTGATGAGAATAAAGAACCGTGATAGCTTCAAAGCCATGACGGATATGTTCTCACAAATACAAAGGAAAAACCGTCTACCCATTCAACATCTTTTGCATTTATCTTCTGAAGTAAAGAGTATTCCTAGTGGTGCTACCTATGCAATCATTAAAACTAAGTTGGGGGACTTAGTTGAAATTACGAGTGATGATGAAGAGACTTTGAATAACTTTGTCGAGTGGGTTGAATCTATGAACTCAATAACTCTCAGCAAGTGGGAAGAGAACCGTAGACCTGACGAGTTGTCTGAACATGAAACTGAAATAGTTTCTAACATTGTTGAGATTGACGAGGAATAGATGAACCATCCTGCTGAGTTGGCGATACATTCGTTTTTACAAAAAGTGATGCTAGGTAAATCTAGCATTGATGATAGTATACTTGATACTGTGGCTGCAGATATTAAGGACGCTTTGTCTCGTCAACTCTCAGGTGAAAAAAGAGAGTTTAGATTACGTATGTCTAACCTTGGAAGGAAGAGATGTCAGTTGTGGTTTGAGAAAAATGATCCTAAATCAAAGTTGCCTGACTCCCCTTTCTTTATAATAAACATGATGTTAGGCGATATAGTTGAAGCTGTATTTAAGGGTTTACTTAGAGCGTCTAAGGTTGAGTTTGAGGATAGTGAAAAGGTTGTGTTAAAAACTAAGAACAGGGACATTGAAGGTTCATACGATTTAGTTTTAAATGGTAAAGTAGATGACGTTAAATCAACTTCACCTTGGGCATATGAAAATAAATTTGTTGATTTTGAAACGTTGAGCAGTAAAGACAGTTTCGGTTATGTTTCACAACTTGTTGGCTACGCAAAGGCTAGAGGTGTGCCTGTTGGTGGTTGGTGGGTTGTGAACAAAGCAAATGGTAATTTTAAATATATTAGTGCGAGTAATGTAGATGTAGACACAGAGATGCAAAAGATAGAGGATACAATATCTTACATAGATAATGACGAGCCTTTTGAAAGATGCTACGAACCCATAGAGGAGACATACTATGGTAAACCTAGTGGTAATTTAAAACTAGGTATAGAGTGCAGCTTATGCAATTATAGAGAAACGTGTTGGGATAATCTACAAGTTTTACCTTCAAGGGTATCACGGTCTAGCAATCCACCTTTAATAAACTACATTAAGATTGCTGATGCCAAAGATACAGTTCAGAAGTAAATTTGAAGAAGTTGTTGCAAATTCTTTACGCTCTCAAAAGCAAAGAATTAGGTACGAAAAACTATCTATCAAATACGCAATCCAAATGTACAGATTATACAAGCCTGACTTTATTCTTAACAATGGTATTATTATTGAGGCGAAAGGGTGGTTCAGACCAAAAGACAGAGTAAAACATCTACTAATACAAGAACAGTATCCTGAGTTAGATATAAGATTTTTATTTCAAAACGCTAATAACCCAATAAATAGAGGCTCTACTACTAGATATTGTGATTGGTGTGACAAGTATGGATTCAAATGGACAGAGAGGGAGATACCTAAAAAATGGTTGACAGAAAAGAAGAAAAAGATACAACTAGGCATACTGAGCAAGTGGAAGTAGACCAAGTAAATAATCCACCACACTATACAACAGGACGTATAGAGTGCATTGATGCTATGAACGCTATGTCGGAAGGTGCAAATGTGTCATCTTTCGTATCGTATTGTTGGTTAGCTTCTTTTAAATACATTTGGAGATGGCATTATAAGGGTAAGCCTATTGAAGATTTAGAAAAGGCTAAATGGTACATACAAAGAATGATAGACAAACTTAAAGAGGAATTAAATGAAACTAAAGATTCTAATTGAAGTTGAGATAGATGAAGAGTCTAGTCTTGTACCTGTTACCTGTGATGAATCGCTAAGACGTAAAGAAACGGAAAACATGGTTAAAGATGTTATAAAAGACATACTATACGATATGGATGACATTGAAGTTAATAATATAAAGGTTGTAAAAAAATGAATGATTATCAAAAGTTTATAGCTATTTCACGATACGCAAGATGGTTGCCAAATGAAAATAGAAGAGAAACATGGGAAGAAACTGTTAATAGATATGTTGATTTTATTTCTTTAAAAGTTAAAGGACACTTACCTGTGCAACAAATAAAAGATGCTATAACTAAACTAGAAGTTATGCCATCTATGAGAGCGTTGATGACAGCAGGTCTTGCCCTTGAGAGAGATAATACAGCAGGGTATAATTGCAGCTATCTTCCTGTGGATGACCCTAAGTCTTTTGATGAGGCTATGTACATACTTTTGTGTGGTACAGGTGTTGGATTCTCTGTGGAAAGACAGTATGTGAGTAAATTACCTGACATACCTGAAATACTAGAGCCTGTTGATACGGTTATAAAAGTCCAGGATAGCAAGGAAGGTTGGGCAAAGTCTTTCCGTAAACTAATAGGACACTTGTATATGGGGGAAGTGCCAACATGGGATGTGTCAGGAGTTAGACCTGCAGGTTCAAGGTTAAAAATATTTGGTGGTAGAGCCAGTGGCCCTGCACCTTTGGTTGACCTTTTTAATTTTACTGTAAGTGTATTTAAACACAATGCAGGACGTAAGCTATCAAGCTATGATTGCCACAACCTGATGTGTAAAGTTGGAGAGGTTGTTGTATCAGGTGGTGTAAGACGTTCAGCTATGATAAGTTTATCTAACCTATCAGATGGACGTATGCGTCACGCAAAGAGTGGTAAGTGGTGGGAGACAGCACCACAAATGGCCTTAGCAAACAATTCTGTATGCTACACAGATAAGCCTGACGGAGAAACATTCTTACGAGAGTGGACATCTCTTGTTGAGTCTAAGTCAGGAGAACGTGGTATATTTAATAGGACATCAGCAAAAGAACAGGCAAAGAAGTTTGGCAGAAGAAGTCCTGACCATGAGTTTGGTACTAATCCTTGCAGTGAAATAATACTTAGACCCTATCAATTTTGTAATTTAACTGAAGTGGTGATACGAGAGAAAGATAAGTTTGATGACTTAAAAAGAAAAGTAATGTTAGCCACTATACTTGGTACAGCACAGTCTACGCTGACTAAGTTCCCTTATCTACGTAAGGTATGGAAAGATAACACAGAAGAGGAAAGACTACTTGGTGTTAGCCTTACAGGTATAATGGATAACGAACTAACAAGTGGAAAAAAACATGGCCTCGACAAAACCCTCGAACAACTTAGACAAATCGCAGTTGAAACGAACAAAGAGTGGGCAGCAATCTTTGGAATACCAGAAAGCGCAGCCATCACCTGTGTCAAACCAAGTGGGACAGTATCACAGCTTGTTGACTCAAGCAGTGGTATCCACCCTCGTCATAGCAGTTATTATATTAGGACTGTCAGGGGGGATAATAAAGATCCTCTTACTAACTTCTTAATAGATAGTGGTGTGCCTAGTGAAGCTGACTTTATGAAACCTGATACGCAAACGGTATTTAGCTTTCCTATGAAATCACCTAGAAAATCTGTCTTGAGGGACGATATGACAGCCATACAACAGCTAGAAACGTGGCTCACATATCAGAGACACTGGTGTGAACACAAGCCGTCTGTGACCATTTCTGTGAGAGATGAAGAGTGGATGGAAGTAGGTGCGTTTGTGTTTAGGCACTTTGATGAAATGTCTGGTGTATCGTTTTTACCACACTCCGATCATACTTATCAACAAGCACCCTATCAAGAGTGTACAGAAGAGGTATACAATGATTTTAGCCGTGAGTTCGGACATATAGATTGGAATGGTTTTAAGAATTATGAACAAGAGGACAACACACAATCCTCTCAAACATTTGCTTGTTCAGGTGACAGTTGTGAGATTGTGGACATAACATGACAATAGTAATTATATTTGCCACTATATTATTTAATGGTGTTGTAGAAAACCTAGAGTATAAGGGTAGTTATTTCTCTAACAAAAAAGATTGTACAGATTATATATCCAAAAATAGTGAGCATATAAGTAGCACACTTAAACAACATCTTGATAACGTTTACCCAAATAGTCAAGTATTAATCATAGCGTGTTCGGATAGAGTAAATTTTGTGAGTAATGATGAAACCATTTGATAGAGGATTTAGCGTCTTTAAACAGGGCAGGATTAATGGTGGTTCAAAGATGCTAAAGGGTAATCCCTTTCACCCAAAAAGCACAGCTTTTAAAGAATGGGAGCGTGGCTTCAATGTCGCATATTATCAAAACTTGGAGAGGTTGGATGAACAGAGCGAGGGCAGAAGCAGAAAAAGCTTTCAAATCAAAGGAGAAAAGTATGGAAAGTGAAATTAGTCTTGAGGAAATGGGAAAACAAATTGAAGAGTTGGAATCACAACTCAGAGATATGAAAATGGCTTATCGTGATAAAAAAATGGCAGGTCTTAAATCTGCTATGGAAGCACGAAAGTCTGCCGATGAAGCTGTACGAGAGGAGCTAAAAGCTCTTGGAGTATCAGGTTACTCATCTTCATGGTCTAGTTTAGATCCAAGCCGTTTATACACTAGATGGTATTAAACTTAGGGGGAGCTTAGTCTCCCCTTTTTTACCTCTTGTCTAAAGCTCTTAGATATTCTATAGTGCTTTCTAGCTTGTCTACCTGTTTTTCTGTTAAATCTCTTATGCTAGTGCCTTCGACACCTATTATGTCTCTAGCTTTTTTGACATAGTATTTTTTCTGATTTAATAACTTTTTCTTTCTATAGTTAAGTCCTGCTTCACTTTCAGGTATTGCAGATAAATAATTATTTACTCTCGATTTAACTTCAGTTAGCATTTTATTAACTTTATTACGTTTAAAGTCACCATCTCCATTTATAAAAGATTCATCTTTCAAAAGCATTTCAGATTCTTGCTCTATCAGTGGTGCTATTATCTTGTTGGCAACTCTGTCATACTCTGGCACTCCTGTGTACAATCCTGTTTTCCACTCAGGTTTATCAACCATACCGAACACAATGTTGGCATTTGTACGAGCCTGTTTGATTCTTTGGCCTGTAAACGTCCTGTATGGACTAGGATCAAATATACTTCCCTCTCTTGCAGCCACTCTTAATTCATCTCCAAGTAAAACTGTCTTTCCGTTTACAACACTGGCAACACCCTCAATAATGTTGTCAACATATTTTGTAGCGTTATATCCAAACTTTTGTCCTGCACCCTTCGCTAATCTTTTGTCAACCTGTGGTGTAACATCATAAGGTGATACCTCAGCCAGTGCGTATCCAAAAGTTTTATTAATAACATCAAGAGGTCGTGTTGCACCTGCTACTATGTTACCCCCTGTGTAGGATAGTCCCTCTAGTAGCGTTGGTAGAGTGTTACCTTTAAACTCAGGATCTTCGTTAAAGGCTAGTGTAAGTATTCTTGATATGTCGTTACCAAACTGTAAGTCTGTGGCTGCTTGACCTATAGCTATTTGTTTACCAAACTCATTTGCTAAATCTCTATCAACAGTCTCTCCGTTACGCATCTTCATACCAACTCTACCTGCAATCATCAGAAGAGATAGAGGAAAGACGTTAGTTATATCTGTAACCTCTCCAGTTCCTGTATCTAGTTCGTTGTAAGCGTATCCTTTCTTCTGCTGCTCCTCTTGAAAGTCCATAGCGTATGCAAGTGCTGCACCTCCCACTGTGGCCTTAGAGAAAGCCTCTGTTGCTCTTAGTTTCTTATCAGGTCTGTTGCTCATCAACGCTGCTGCCATCTCCATACCACCTGTAACAGGATTCCATTGATACGCTGTAGCAACAACATTGTTCATAAATCTACCAAACGGCAATACAAAACCTATACCAGGGGAGTTAGATGCTGTCTCAACAACCTTAGCAAGATTACCTGCTAACCCTCCAAAGGTTTTACTTTGTGTGTAGTCCTCAGCAAACACTGATCTAAGAGTTTCCCCTAACGCTCTATCCATAACGTCTTGATCTATGTCTACTAAATTACCCTGTTCAAGAACTTGGTCAAATGTCTTGTTCTTTTGTAGTCTCAAATACTTGTCAATACTATTTACTAACATCTGACTTTTTGTTAGCGAGTCTTGCATATTAACAAGGGATATAGCTTGAGCTGCCTTTGTTGTTTTCTCTATGTTGTTTAAAAGTTTGTCACCCTCTGGAAAGCCGTATCTATTCTGTGCTTTCTGCACACCACCTGCTATAGTTTCTGTCAAGAACTTACCAAAGGCATCGTCTGTTTTTAGTAAAGCGTTGAAGGTGTCGAGTGTGCTGTATGGGTCTACTAAGTTTTTAAACTTTCGCACTTGTAAATCAAACAGTGCCTTTGACTTAGCAACGTCACCTGTTAAAAAGTATACACCACCCTGCAGCACTTCTGCTACAGAGTTTGCTAAATAATACTGACCAAAACCATAGACGTTTGCTGCTGTTGTGCTTGGAGCAGAAACAAGAAGTCTCTTCCATACATTTTGTGCATATCCAACTTTATTACCTTTTGGTAACGCTGTTCTGCCAAAACGTGTTTCAGCTTCGACTTCTTTTGCTATATCGTCTGCTGTTATCTTACCCTCTTTTAGTGCATCAGCATAGCCTTTAACAAGAGCTTTGTCTTGCTTGTTCTGCACTAACTTGAAGGACTCTAGTATCTCCCCTGCTGTACTTGCTGACAGAGCTATTCTGTGTCCTATGGTTGTGGCATTTACGCTTGTATCCAGAGCATCACCTAGCCATATGCCGAACTTCTCTTTTGTTAAGTCTGATACTTCGTCAATAACTTCTTGGTCTAAGTATTTAAAAGACAAAGCAAACTTTTGTGCAGCGTTCATATTTGCTCTAAACTTTGCACCTGCTTCTTCAGCTAACTCTACTATATTTTTTTCAAGGGGAGAGTCTTCAGACTTACCCAGTAGAAACTTAATCACTGAAGCATCTAAAGGCACTTCGTTGAGCTTCTTACCCTCTGCTACCAACTCAGGAAAACCCTCGTAACTTATTGGTGCTTTAACTTTACTCTTTTCAAACTTCTTAACATCTGCCTCTAGTCTCTTTACATCTTTTACAAGGTCGTTATCAACACCACTTTTCTTGAGATTACTGTTTGGTTTAACTCTTTCTTTTAGTTTTGCTAGTTCCTCAAGGTGCTTCTTGGTTGGGTTCTTTAGTCTCTTTAGCTGTCCTATTCTTCTGTTAGCCTTGTCTAGTGCTGACTTTGCTGTTTTTAATTCAGCCTTCTTTGACTTTAAAACAATCTCAAACTCAGTTGGTGTTTCTGTGTCTAGTTTTTCTGCGTTCTTTTTTAGTTGAGATAAATACTTTTTGTTTAGCTGCTGTCTCAGCTTCTCATCTTTTATCTCTGTTTGTTTTACCTTGTTGGCCTTTTCTATCTTCTCTACAATATTACCTGATGTCCCTCTCTTATCAGCTCCTGTTATCTTTGGTATAGAGTATATAGATAATCCTGTCCCTAAACCTGAACCTAACATTGACAGTCCTGTTTGTAGAGGACTATATACTTCTTGTGCTTCTGATTCCATCAAGACATCTGTTTGTAACATATAGTCTTGACCACCTGCTACACTAGCATCTAACGCACCAGTTATACCAACATTTCTCTTTGTTCTTCCTATGACAGCCTTATGTATTATGTCATCTTTGGCCTTTCTAACAAGTTCGTTTCTGGCCTCTTTACTTAGACCTTTTTCTGCTGCTTCTTTTAGTGTTTTACGCACAGCGTCACTTGCCATTTTTTTGACAGCCTGTGTTCCTAGTTTACCTGCACCAAGAGTTAAAGCTTTTCCTACACCAAACCCTAAATAAGTAGATGGTGAACTTGCTATAGCACCAAGGTAATCAAACACACCGTCTACAGCTCCATACAGACCATCATTTACAAAAACATTCCCTAGCTTATCGTATATCTTATAAGCCTCTCCTGCCCTTGCTTTTTTCTCGTCATCTGCCATAGAGATATAACGAGCTTCATCAATGGTGAAACCCTCGTTAGTGTTAAAATATCTCATGTGATTTATAAATCGGTCAACAACTTTATCTGAGTCCATAGAGATAAATTGTTTACCTTTTCTGTCTATCATATAGTCTCTTATACGATCTACAAACTTTTCGTTGGCGACTACCTCGTCAACCTTTAGTCCTTTATCTTTGTCTGTCGTTGGTAGGGGTTCAACAATATTGTCTTCTTCGTCATCGTCATCATCGGCAAAAAGATCAAACTCTTTGTCATCAACTTCTGCTTTTGATGGTCTTGTTTTTACATCGGTGTCTTCCTCACCAAATAAATCAAACTCTTCAGCCATTACTAATTCCCTGTCCTAGCTTTTCTTCTTCGTTCTCCTTTTGTCATTATACCTTGCTTTTCTGACTGACCTGTTGTGTACTCTTTGTATGATTTTCTTGTTCCATCAGCATTGTGTGTTTTACCGTATTGTTTTATCCACTTGTTACGATCTGCTACGTAAAGTATGCCTGGCTTAGGATCTACTCTTTCTTCTAAGGCATTAAACTGTTCTTCAGACATATCTGGTTCTACAGTTGTCTCCTCTTCTTTTTCCTTTACAGCCTCTTTTACGTCATCTGTTCCAAGACCTAGTTGATCTATTTTTTCCTTAGTTATTTTATTAAACTGTTCTTTGCCCTTGTACATAAACCTAAAAGTATCACCTTCTTTTAGAGAGCCATCTAGTATTTTATTTCTTATGGCCGATTGCACCTCTGACTTTGTTGTAAAGGATTCTAACCCTGTTTTAGATTCTTGTTTAGGTTTTTCCTCACTCTTCTTTGTTTCTTCAGTTTGATCTGTGGGATTAAACTTCTTATATAGTTGACCAAGTTCAGCATCTATTTGTGTAACCTCTGATGCAGTATAGTTTAAACCTCTTATAGTTTCTGTTAGAGCTTCATAATTAAGGTTGTCATTGAAGGCATCAAAAAGTTTTAGAGCCTCTTCATTCTTAAGTGATTCTCTATTATCATTTTTAATTGCATCCGTTACAGCTATAGCTAATTGACCGTCCTCGTCTTTATACTCTTTCTTCTTTATTAGGTCTAAAACCCTAGTTTGTATTTTTTCTGTGGTATTCTGTTTACTATTTTTCTTTGTGGTGTATTTGTCATAAAGGTCTATTCTATTCTTTTGACTAACAATAGTAGGCCCTGCCGTTGGATCTAATGCAGCCGTACCAAACGTATCACCAAACACATTAACAAAGTCATCCTGTGCTGCCACTCTGTTGATTTGACCAATAGTTAAGTCACCAAGGTACTTTTCTGTCTCCAGTTTTCTGTCTACGTTATCCTTAGCACCTATGCCCATAACACCTAGTAGCCAATTACCTTTTATTGACTCAGGTGTCTCAGGTGGTTCAACTTTGTCATGTTCCTCTGATAGTCTATAACTTGCCTCTAAAAACTCATCTATAGTCTTATACTTACCTGCAGCCTTTTCAAAGCCTTGAGGTATCTCCATCATCTCACTTATATCTTGCTCACTCAGTTTCTCACCAAGCTTTGCAGCTTTTGCTGACATAGCATCATGTATTGACTTAAGAGCTAAAGGCCCATCTTTTGCAAAGTACATTATCTGTTCATTAGTTGCACCTAACTTTTGTAGCGTTGCAGCGTATTGTTTGAGAACGTTTTTCTCCTTGCGTCTTTTCTGAAAGATAGTAAGGTTTCTTTCGGCCTTCTTCTTTTGTTCTTCTTCATACTCTTCAGCCTTAGCAAATCGAGCTTTTATTTCTTTTGCTTGATCTGTTAAGAACGCTGTAGCAAATGCTTGTGCATCAAACCCCATCTTATGTTCCTCTTCTCGCCATTAGTCCTTGTGGTTCTTCTTCCCCTGCCTCTTCCTCCATAGGCTCTTCATCAGGTTGAGGTTCAGGCATATCTTCTTCTACAAACTCTAGTGCATCTTCTAACAATGCTCTACCCATATCGTCATCTGTTGACTTCTCAAGACTACTCTTTACAGTGGCAGCAAGAGCAGCTTTCTCTTTCTCTGCTAATCTTTCGTCTTTGCTGATTGCTCTCTCTTTTACTTTGATGTTTTCGAGTCTAGCTGCACCCAGTATGTACTCGTGCAGTACAGGAGCAACTATCAAGCTGACATCAACTGTGTGTATGCCTTCCATAACACCTGTTGACAAGATGCTTTTGACCAGTATGTTTAGAGGGAAGCCTTCATCTAACGCTATAAATATATCATCCATAACCTCTTGTGCAGCAAGGTTCTTGATGTAAAATTCTATAACATCCTTTGGGTCATCAAACTGTGGTGGGTTCTCCCAAGGATAAAGCTTAGGCTCACTTGTTAAAGACTGCCCTGGTATAGGAGCATCAAACTGTGGTGTTTCTTCCATCATATTTCAGTCTCCTCGTCTGATATATCTTTCTGCACTATACTCAATGTGTCACCAGAGTACAGCTCACCCTCTTCTGACATAGCTGTTGTCCCTGCATTTAGAGCTAGAAACTCTCCCATTGTCATACCTGTTCTCTCTAATACATCACTGATGGTGTCCCCTGGTCTAATCTGATACTCCTCTATCTGGTCAGGAGATATATCAGCTAGTTCTTTCTGCATATCAACTATTCTTCTGTGTGCTTCATACTCAGGACTCATCTCACCTATTATATTTTGTGTGTCCTGTGGTGTCTGTGGTCTTGGCATGAGAGACTCTGCAACTTGTATCTTTTCCCCTGTTTTCTTGTCAAGAGGGTTTTTTAAAGAGCGCATAATAGCTTTTCGCATAGTCTCCTGTGCTGTATCTGCATAATCTGTAATATTTCTCATGTGTTTACCTTAACCAAAAAACTTAGGACTTTTAAATAGTCCTGTAATAATTGCACTACCAAAACTACCCAGAGCAGATGAAAAAGCAGAGTCCCCTGCTGCTTCACCTTTTATGTTCTGAAGTAAAAGATTATTCTGTCTTTCTGCAGCACTCTCTGCAGTAGCAAA